CAAAAATGAAAATGCAATTGCAAGATCGGTAAAAAATATCGTACTTACAGTTCCAGGTGAGAAACCTTTTGATCCAAGATTTGGATCTCGTATAACAGACTTACTTTTTGAGAATGTTGACGATATTACTGCAATTAATATTGAAACTGAGATCAGAAACTCAATTGAAACATATGAACCAAGAGTTAAATTAACATCTGTAGTAGTACAAGCTGATATAGATGGTAACTCTTTCGACGTTACAATTACATATGATATTATAGGTGCAGATATTCCAGCACAACAATTAGAATTCGTATTGCAACCCACAAGGTAAAATGCCACTAGTAAATTTTACAAATCTAGATTTTGAGGGTGTTAAGTCTGCATTGACAGAATACCTCAAATCAAATTCAAACTTCACTGACTATGACTTTGAAGGTTCTAACCTATCGTCTATTGTAGACCTGTTAGCATATAATACGTATATTACTTCGTATAATGCCAACATGGTGGCAAACGAAGTCTTTATCGATACTGCAACTCTTAGAGAAAATGTAGTTGCACTTGCAAGAAACATTGGATATACCCCCAGATCAAGAAAAGCAGCAACTTCTTCAATTTCCTTCTTTGTAGACACAACTAATATAACTCCTAAACCAGCGTCTCTAACCCTCCGTAAAGGGACTGTAGCAGCGTCTAATGGTCGGTTTGGTGGTACGTCAGGTTCATTCTGTATTTTAGATGATATAACCGTTCCTGTGGTAAATGGTATTGCATCTTTTAACAACGTTTCAATTTTTGAAGGATCAAGTTTAGTAAAGAATTTTACATATAGTTCTAGAAATCCACAACAAAAATTTATTTTACCAAATGCTGGTATTGATACTGAATTACTCAGAGTAACTGTAAAAAATAATCAATCTTCTACTGCATCTGTAACTTATACTTTGCAAGATAATTTATTTTATGTTGGGTCGAGTTCTAAAATTTATTATCTTCAAGAAGTAGCAGATGAGAGATATGAGTTATTCTTTGGCGATGGAGTTTTTGGACAACAACTTGAGGATCAAAATTACATAACAGTTTCGTATATCGTAACTAATGGTGATTCTGGAAATGGAATGAACCAGTTTAGATTTAATGGTAAGATAACCTACACTAGGGACGGGGAAGAATATACAGTTACTAGTGGAATATCACTATTAACTACTGATTATAGTTCTAGAGGTGGTGATTCGATTGAGGCAGTTGAGTCTGTTAGAAAATTTGCTCCAAAAATTTATGCTACTCAAAATCGAGCAGTAACTGCAGATGACTATGAAACTTTAGTTCCTTCAAAAATATATCCAGATACAGAATCTATTTCAGTTTTTGGTGGTGAAGAATTAATTCCCCCACAATATGGAAAAGTTTTTATTAGTATAAAACCAAGATTTGGTGATTTTTTACCAAATCTATTAAAAGAAAATATAAAATTAAAATTAAAGAAGTATGCTGTTGCGGGTGTTGTACCTGAAATTTTAGATCTAAAATATCTTTATATCGAAGTAAACTCAAAAGTTTATTATAATACAAACTTAGCACCTTCATCTGCAGAAGTTTCTACTATTGTTTCTAATAACGCAGAAAAATATGCAGACTCTACTGAGTTAAATAGATATGGTGCAAGATTTAAATATAGTAAGTTCTTAAAGATAATTGATGATAGTCACCAATCTGTGACATCGAATATTACTATTATTAATATGAGAAGAGATCTTAGAATTGTTCCAAATACATTTGCTGAATATCAAATTGGATTTGGAAATAGATTCCATATTAGAAGTAATGACGGATATAACATAAAATCTAGTGCATTCAGAGTATCTGGAATCCAAGAAAATGTTTATATAAGTGATATTCCAAGTTCTGATGGATTAACTGGATCTATATTCCTTTTCACTTTACCTAATGTTGGATCAGAAAATCCAACGATCTTAAGATCCAACGTAGGAAGTGTTGATTATGTAAATGGTATAGTAACAATCAATGCTATTAATATCTTAGGTGGAATGGAAAAAGATGGTCAGCAAGTAATTGAAGTACAAGCGACTCCATCTTCAAATGACGTTGTTGGATTACAGGATCTTTATTTGCAACTAGATAATAGTAATAGCACGTTTGAAATGGTTCCAGATCAAATTGCATCGGGAATTGACCCATCAGCTTCTACTTACACCGTATCATCTTCATACTCAAATGGAAACTTAGTTCGCCTTGGTGGAACAGTTGATGTTGCAGAAACAACTCAAACTGCAACTCAGACTACTACAACTAATAGTTCTTTTACAGGAACAACTTCTTCCACAACTTCAACAGCATCCTCTGGGGGATCTGGTGGTTCTACCGGCGGCGGTTATTAATTTAGAGATATAGAAAACAAATGTCAGAAACAAGAATCAAGTTTAGTAACATCGTTAAGAACCAACTTCCAACTTATGTTGAGAATGAGTTTCCTCTTATCTCTGAGTTTTTAAAGCAATATTATATTTCACAAGAATATAAAAGTGGATCTATTGATTTAATTCAAAATATTGATCAATATATAAAACTTGATGAGCAAACTTCATTAAATCATGAAGTTAGTTTGAATGAAGATACTGATGAGTTTGCAACCACAATTAATATTGATCTATCAATAAATCCAAGAGGAACTGAACTATTCCCAGATTCTTATGGTTTACTAAAAATCAATGATGAAGTAATAACATATACTGGAAAAACTGATTCATCTTTTACTGGGTGTATTAGAGGATTTAATGCAGTAACTTCATACCAATCTGATTCAAATCAAGGAGATCTTGTCTTCAGTTCTACTGAAGCATCTGATCATAAAAAAAATGATATTGTAGAAAATTTAAGTTGTTTATTCCTCAAAGAATTTTTAAAGAAAACAAAAATTCAATTTTTACCTGGATTAACTGAAAGACCTTTATCTTCCAATTTAAATCAAAATTTATTCATAAAGCAATCAAAAGATTTTTATACTAGTAAAGGTACTGATCAGGCACATAAAATTTTATTCAAGGCACTTTATGGGGTAAATGTTGAAGTTATAAGACCAAGAGATTATCTATTCACACCATCAAATTCAAATAATTTAGTTACATCTAATTTTTTAGTTGAATCAATTACTGGTGATCCAAACTCTTTAGAAAATAAAACTATATTTCAAGGTAAAAATAGTGAAACATATACCCCATTATATAACATCGAAGAAATTAATGCGGGACTTGGAAAAACTTATTACAAGTTAGCATTTGATGATGGATATAATAGAGACTCTAGTGCTCTTGGTGCAACTAGAGGAAGTTTTAAGATTTCACCAAAAACTCATATAATTGGAAATGTCTCCTCTGGGTCTACAGTTATTGATGTTGATTCAACAATAGGATTTCCAAATTCTGGAGAATTGGGGGTAAAATATCCAAATTCAACTACTTCCAATACTGGAATAGTATCTTACACATCCAAAACTATAACTCAATTTTTGGGATGTACAAATATAGTTGATACAATTATTGATGGAGATACTCTTAATACTTTAGACTATGCATTCACTAAACCGGATAATGAGGTTGAGGTTCGTATAGGATCCGTTCTATCAGGGTTTTCAAAGCAAGACGGAATATTTGATTATAAACCTGGTGATAAGTTTCAAGTAAAAACTCTTGGAATTGAAAATCAATCATTTAAGTTTAAAAATTGGTTATATAATAATTCTGTTAAGTACTCTATTTTAAAAATAGAATTAATTGATAATGTTTCACCCAAAGTATATAAGTTAACTTTAAAAACAGAAAATTATTTAAGACTTGGCGATAATTTAACTATTACTCCATCAAATTCGATTAATTCTTTTGATGCTATTGTTTCAGATATAATTTCATCAAAAGTAATAACAATTAAAACTACAGCAACTCTTAATACTGGATTAGAGCATACTGTAAGTAAAAAAGTAAAAAAAGTAACTTCTGAATATTTTCCTACAGTTGAAAAGTTTCAATCAAATATTCAAAATGTTTATAAGAAAAAATATTCAAATTCTGCTTTAATTGCGACAAATTCATTACCATCATATAAAACACAACCTTTAGTTGTAAATAAAAAGAAAATAACTTTTAGTGGAACCTTTTTAGGTGAAACTTTCAATATTAACAATCATGGATATTATAGTGGAGAATCTGTATATTATACTCCTCAAAAAACCACTGAAAGTGTTGACACTGGTGACGGAGAAACTTCTAATGAAACTACTATCACATCATCTTTATTTGGTGGAGATGCTGGTGGTGAAGGAGTATACTACGTTTTAAGAGTTGATAACAATAATATAAAATTAGCAAAGTCTAATGCAAATTTATATGCATCACAATTTGTTTCTGTAGAGACCTCAACAACTGTTGTTGATAATATCATTGAGGATTCTATTTCAGCTGGAAAACAATTAGAATCCCAAAAACTTTATAGAGAAATTTCTGATCCAATTAACAATGATCTTGTAATTGAGACAAAACCTGGAACTACTGGCGTTTTAATTAACGGTGTTGAAATTTTAAATTATAAGTCAAATGATCTAATCTATTACGGAAGACTGGAGGAAGTTGAAGTAGTTTCAGCTGGATTTGGTTTTGATGTAATTAATCCACCAATTTTAAATGTAAAAGATCCTGTTGGGACCGGAGCAACTGGTTTTCTGGCAGTTAGTGGAAGTTTAAGAAATATACAAATTATCGATCGAGGATTTGATTTTACAGAAGTTCCTATAGTATCAATTACTGGTGGTAATGGATCTGATGCTAGAGCATCTGTAGTTACTAAATTAATTTCTCATTCTGTAGAATTCTTCTCAGATCCAAGTTCTGCAAGAGTTTCATTGGGTGCATCTTTATCCACAATCGGATTCTCAACATATCATAAATTTAGAGAAGGTGAGCAGGTCGTATATAAAACAAGTTCTCAAAAAGGAGTTGGTGGATTATCTACCAACGCAACATATTTTGCTTCTATTGTAGATGCTACAACGATCAAACTTCACAATAATGTTGGAGATTCTATATCTGGTATCAATACCGTTACACTGTCTTTCTTTGGTGAAGGTAAGCACCAATTAGAATGTACATCGAAAAAAGCAGTAATTGACTCTATTAATATTGTTAACAATGGATCTGGATATGAAAATAAAAAAAGATCTGTTACTTCAGTAGGAATTAATACAGCATCAAATATTATTACCATTAGTAATCATGATTATAATTCTGGAGAAATTATAAGATATTCTACTGGTTCTAGTTCTATTGGAGGATTGACGGATGAAAAAGATTATTATATAACAACAGTCGATGTCAATCAATTTAGATTATCTGAAGTTGGAACAATAAATGACAAAGATTTATTTTATAAAACTAAACAATATGTAGAATTAACAAGTTCTGGATCCGGAACTCATCATTTCAATTATCCTCCAATTTCAGTATCTGTTAAGGGACCTGTTGGTATATCAACTGTTACTGGAATTGAGCCAAGTGCTTACCAAAGCACTGTTCAACCAATTTTTACTGGAGAAGTAACTTCAGTTCATTTGTCAAATAAAGGTTCTGGATATGGAACTAATGATATTATCAACTTTAATAAACCACCACAAGTTTCTATTATTTCTGGAGCAAATGCTCAAGCAAAACCAATAGTATCTTCTGATGGAAAAATAATTGAAGTTATAGTAGAAAATGTTGGATCAAACTATACCTCTATTCCTAATATAGAATTATTATCAGATTCTGGAATAGGTTGTGTTTTAACTCCTATTTTTGAAAATGGATTACTCAAAGAAATTGTAGTTGTAGAACCTGGAATTGGGTATGTTGTAGGAGAGACTGAAATATTAATAACTCCAACAGAAGAGGACGCTAGTTTTGTACCAAAATTGCAGACATGGAGAATTAACTTATTTGACAAATTATATAATACAAATCAAATAAAGGATGATGATGTAATTTTAGGTGAATCCTCCAGTAAAAAATATGGACTGCAATGCTATAGTTTATATGCACCTAGAGAATTAAGAAAAATGATTTACTCCATCGCAGAAGGTGGAGAAACTCTTTATGGTAAATCTGATTTAAAGTTAGTAAATTCTCAAGAAACTGAGTTTACTAATCACTCTCCTATACTTGGTTGGGCATATGATGGAAATCCAATTTATGGTCCATATGGATATTCAAAAATTGATGGTGGAGTTGTAACAATAATAAAGTCTAGTTATAGACTCAATCAAACACGTCCTTCTGGACCACCAACAACAGTGTATCCAATTGGAACATTTGTAGAAGATTTTGTTTATTATGAATCGGATGATGATAGTTTTCTTGATGAAAATAATGGAAGATTTTGTATAACTCCAGATTTTCCAAATGGAACTTATGCATATTTTACAACAATAAATGAAAATAATAATGAATCATCTGGGATATTTAAAAATTATAAAATTCCAAAATTCCCATATGTTATTGGAAAAAATTACAATTCAACTCCAATCGATTTTAACTTTAAAGTATCTTCAAATCAAGATGATTACAACATTGAAGATAATGATTGGTGTAGGAATACCATATCATATAATTTGAGGGAAGATGGGATAGACTATCCATACATTTACTTACCAAATAACTTATCACAAACTGGAGAAATTGTTTCAACCAATAGGGGAACACTTCAAAAAATAGAAGTAAAAACTTCTGGAGACAATTATAGAGTAGGGGACACTTTAAATATATCGGATGGTGGAACGACTGGTTTTGGTGCTGCAGGTAGAGTGTCAATACTAAAGGGTAGAAAAGTAAATAATCTTAATGCCACTATTACAAAGGTATCTGGAGTAGAAATTTTTCCTTCTCTTAAAAAAGGAACTTACTTTGTAGAGTCAACCAATCCGCATAATTTAAGACTTCTTGATATTGTTAATGTTGGTGGGATTTCCACAACTTCATCTAAGATTGAAGGAAAATATTCTATTGGTGTTTCAAGTGAATCTTTTTCATTAGTTGGTGTTGGTACTACAGGAACTGCTATTGGGTCAACATCTGTTACTGGAATAGTAACTTTCTTTAATGTTTCTTCTAATTTAATTGCATCAAATATTGCACCAAATGATATTCTTGGTATTGGAACTGAGAGAGTTAAAGTTTTAAACATTGATAAAAAGAACTCTAGATTTAGAGTTCTAAGATCTGTAAATGGGACAGTTGGTGGTATACATACGGTTGGTTCAATTATAACTGAAGATCCTAGAAGACTGACTATCAACAGTGGATTTAAAACATCTTTTACTTTCAAGAGAAATAAAGAGGTATATTTTGAACCATCAGAAACAGTTGGTCTTGGAACAGTTGCGGTTGGTTTAGGAACGGTACTAATTTTTTCATCCTTTGGATTGAATACAGTCGGACTTGGAACAACATCTGGCGCTAGTACCCTTAATGTTCCCCTAAAATCACTTTATGTAAAAAACCATAATTTACAAACTGGTGATATATTAACATACTCTCCAAATGGTGGATCGGGTATTGTTTATAATGAAAATGGAAGAATTGGTATTGCTACTACTTTATCTGATGGGCAACAAGTATTTGTTGCTAAAATTTCTAATGATCTTATTGGTATTGCAACACAAAGAGTTGGATTGGGAAGTACCGGTGGATTTGTCGGTGTGGGGAATTCTTCTTCAACAATTTTCTTTACTGGATTAGGTTCTGGAAATCATCATAGTTTTAAAACTAATTATGAAAAAATTACTGGTGATGTTTCAAGAAGATCAATCAGAGTAGTTACTGATGTCAACCATGGAGTAAAATCTGGTCATAAAGTTGATATTGATGTTGATCCTCAATTTATTAAAACTTACACTGTTAAGTATAATGATACCAATAGAAGAGTACTTGTTGGAATTCAAACTTTTAGTGCAGTTGGAATTAATAGTTCTACGAATAGTATTAATATAGTAGATCATGGATATGAAAGTGGTAACAAAATAATTCATACATCAACTACACCATGTGAAGGATTAGAAAATGATAAAATTTATTATATTGTAAAAGTTGATAATGATAATATAAAATTATCAGATACTTATAATAGTTCGGTTAGTTTGAAACCAAGTATTGTTGGTATATCAAGTACATCTTTTGGTGAACTTGGACTGGTCAATCCTTTAATTTCTGCACATAGAACTTCAACTTTAAATTTTGATTTATCAGATGCTTCTCTAGCATATACTCAACAATCCACTCAATATTCGGCCTTTAAACTTAATTTCTATCTTGATGATAAGTACACTAAACTTTGGGTTACTGATAAAACATCCGGAACTTTTGGTATATCCAGAACAGGAAAATCCGGATTATCAACAACATCAAAAGTAACTGTTTCTATCGGAAAAACATCCCCAGATAGACTATATTATAGATTGGATCCAATTTTTAATAATGATATACCAAAAGAAAAATCTGAAATTATTGTAGATACAACCGTACTTAATAATAATTCAATTATATCAAATAGTAGTGTTTATAATGGTCCGAGAAGAATTTCTATAGCAGGAACTAATTTCTTCACTTTTGATTTATATGAAGATCCAGAATCTAATTCTTATGTATCCACTTCTTCTTCAATCACATATACTACAGATTGTACCCACACAACAGGTCCAATATCAAAGGTAGAAGTAACTAGTTCTGGAAAAAATTATGATAGTCTCCCGGAGATATTGTCAGTTAACTCTGTAGATGGAACTAAAGCAGAGTTAGTTTCTATTAGTAACAATATTGGTATTATTGAGAAAGTTAAACTTAATGATATTGGATATGATTTCCCAACAGATAGTACTTTAAAACCAAGTGCTTCTTTACCACAAATTATAAATGTGGATTCATATGCCAAAATTGATAATATTAACATAAATTCTACCGGAAGAGGATATTCATATGCATCAGATTTGATTGTATTTGATGGAAAAACTGGTGAGCAAATAACAGATTTGAGTATTGGGTATTCTCTTGGAGATTCTAATGTAACTATTTTCAGCAATACTGGAGGTATTAATAATTCAACACCAACAATTTTACCCATAAACAACAATAATGGAGTTGGTATTAGTACAGTTGGTTTTAATACAGTTACAAAAGATGTGACAGTTGAAATGTCTGTTGGATTTAGTACTGCTTTCCCATTTGCAGTTGGCGATAAAGTTATTATTGAAAATATTAGTGTTGGTGCAGCGTCAACTAATAGAGGATATAATTCGAAAGATTATGGATATAAATTATTTACTTTGACAAATGTAACTGAAAATATTGGTGGTATTGGTAGTGTTACATATAATTTATCTAATGATTTGATAAATGGAGAAATTCCTGGAATTATGGATTTAATAAATTCATCCGGAATGATAACTCCTGAGAAATTTTTCCCAAGTTTTGATGTTTCATTGGTAACTGGTAACTATCTACCAGGTGAAAGGGTCATATCAAATATAAATGGAAATCAAATAGAAGGTATTACTCAAAGTTGGGATAGAACAACAAAAACCCTTAGGATTTTGTCAAATGATAATTTTGTAGTAGGTGCAAAGTTAAAAGGTTTAACCTCTAATTTAATAGGAGTAGCATCTACAGTAACTTCATATGAATCATATTTCAACACTGACGTTTCTTCATTAATATTCAGTGGAAGTCAATTAGACTCTGGATATTTAAATGATAGTTTACAAAGACTGCAAGATAATGATTATTATCAAAACTTCTCATATGCATTGAGAAGCACTATTGCCTTTGATGATTGGAATGATGTTGTATCATCATTAAATCATACTATGGGATATAAAAAGTTTGGAGATCTTCAAGTAGAGACTTCAAATGAATCCCAACCATTAACTGTTGGTCTTACAACTGGGTTAACTGATATTTCTATAGTTAGTAATCTTTCTGGAGTTATCGACACTAATTGTGTGTTTGATTTTGATATTGCAACAGAAAATAATTTAAACTTTACAAATGAAACTAATGGCATCTTGTCAAATGAAGTTTTCTTTAACAATAAAATATTATCAGACTTTACAGAATCTGTTGGGAATAGAGTTCTTTCTATAGATGATATAAGTCCTCTTTTTAATAGCAATCCAAGATCAACTACATTTACTACTGTAGGCAGTTTCAAACTAAGTGATATTAGATTTAGAAAGTATTTTACATACCTGAGAGATAAAGATTTACACAAGAGAGACAATCATTAATTGTTGATCTTATTCATGATGGAACTTTTGGATATATCAACCAATATGCCAGAATTGAAAGTGTTTATGATCAAGGGTCTTTCGATTTTGCTATTAGTGGAGATGAAGGTGAGTTAAGATTTTTCCCAATAAAATCTTCGGTAAATGATTATGATATAACTGCTATTTCATATAATTTAAATGATAATTATCTGAGCACTGGTTCAACTTCAATTGGAGGAGTTTTAATAGATTCTGAAAGTGTTATAGTAAGTTCAGGAGTCTCAACTTCGATTGTTAGTATTGGTAATACATATCATTCATTAAAAGTTCTTGTTGAGATTACTCCAGATGTAAGTAATCCATCTTACGGTAATACTGCAACTTTTAATTCTAATGAATTTGAGGCACAAGAATTGAATATTGTTCATGATGGAACAGATGTTTCTATTCTTGAGTATGGAAAATTAACAACTTCTCCTGGCTCTTATTCTTCTACTGGATTTGGAACTTATACTGCATATCTTGATGGTTCAAATATAAAATTAGATTTCAATCCATCTGCGGGAATCGGTACGAATGGAGTAGTCAATACTATAGTAGTGGGACTTTCATCAATTTCTTCTGGTAGTTCAACTCTTGATATGAAACATGCTAGATTAAAATCTAGCACAACAAATATTTTATCTTCGGGATCACCCACTGAAAATGTAATATCCGAGTACCCAAGTCAATCTGGAACGCAAGTTGATAAGTACGACTCTGCATATTGTATGATTCAAGTGCATGATACAACAAATAATCGTTATGAGTTTTTAGAATATATTGTCGTCGATGATCACATTGAGGGAGAAACAGTTTCTGATACATTTGATACAGAGTTTGCTAATATTCATACACACTCCGGTCTTGGTACTTTTGGGTGTAAAGTAATAACGGACTCTGTTGGTCTTGCAGCAACAACTCAAGTATTGTTTACTCCAATATCTGGAATAAATGCCACAGTCCATGTTTATATGAATGCTGTTACAATTGAAGATGATTCAAAACATATTCTGAGTTTGAGTAATGGAACTATAGAAACTGGATATGGTTCTTATACTGGCACCGATAGGGATATCAAGAGATCTTTTGACTTAAAGCATAAGAACGATAGAATCTTCGAAAGATCTTTTAATGGAAGTGATTCCAGCATAGTTAACTTGACTAGTAACACTATTACAATTCCTAATCACTTTTATGTGACAGGTGAAAAAATTGAATATACTTGCCCTGGTATTGGAATTACTCAGTCTATTGGTATTACTTCAACAACTTTCCCTTCCACTGGGGTTACAACATCATTGTTACCACAAACTGGATTATTTGTGGTCAAAGTTAGTGATAATGATATCAATTTAGCTAGAAGTGCGGAAGATGCATTAAAATCAATTCCAGAGGTTCTTAATTTTACATCTGTTGGTGCTGGTTCTTCGCACAGATTTACAGCTACAAATCAAAATCCAAAAGTATTGGTTGCTATTGATAATTTAATACAATCTCCAATTGTTTCTACTGCTGTTACAACAACTTTAGCAGATCAAGTAGTTACAACTGACGAAAATGTAAAATTTACCGGAATAACTTCATTCTTTGGTGGAGACTTAATTCAAATTGGTAATGAAATTATGAAAGTTGAAGGAGTAGGTATTGGCACTACTAATTCAATTAAAGTCCGTAGAGGGTGGATGGGAACAAACATTCTTTCTGGACTTGCGACTGGAGATTTAGTAACAAAAATTGTTGGAAATTATAATATTGTACGCAATTCACTCAATTTTAGTGAAGCACCATTTGGAAATACTCCAATCGGAACTTCCACAAATCAACCAGATGAAAGGGATTTCATTGGAATAACTACAAGTTCAACTTTCCAAGGAAGAACTTTCCAAAGAAGTGCTGCAGACAACACTACTAATGATCCTTATTATAAAAATTATATATTTGATGATGTATCAAATAAATTTAATGGTTTAAGAAACGAATTTACTTTAAAATCTAAAGGTTCTGATATTACTGGAATTTATAATGAAGGAGCAATCATATTAATTAATGATATATTCCAAATTCCTGGAAATTTAAATAATTACACTTTAGCAGAAAATTCTGGTATATCCTCAATATCTTTTGTAGGATCTGAAAGAAATATAACTTCTGATGTTGGTATTAGTAGTTTCCCTAAAGGTGGAATGATTATTTCTGTTGGATCATCAGCAGGTCTTGGTTATCAACCTTTAGTTGCTGCTGGAGGAACAGCAGTTGTTTCTGGACTTGGAACTATTTCTTCTATTAGTATTGGAAATAGTGGATCGGGTTATAGATCTGGTATTCAAACTGTCAATGTTAGTGTTGGCACCTCTAGTCTTTCTGGATCAAACCTGGTTAGAGTTGGAATTGCATCTATCAATAATGGAAACATAGTTAGTATAGCAATTACTAATCCAGGAATTGGATATACATCTTCAAATCCTCCATTTGTAGTATTTGATGACCCACTTTCATATTCAGGAATAGCTTTGACTTACACCTCCGGTTCATCTGGAATAGGAAGTGCTGCAACTATTGACATTGTTGTTGGGCAAGGATCTAGCGTAATTGATTTTGAAATAAGAAACACTGGGTATGGATATGGTAATGGCAATATATTGACGATACCTTTTGGAGGATCTATAGGAATTCCAACATCTTCTTCTTTTGTATCATCAAATCAATTTGAATTAACTATTCAAAAAGTTATTAATGATGAATTTACTGGTTGGTCTTTGGGTGTTATAGAAACTCTTGATGATATATCCGATTATATTGATGGAACTAGGATCGACTTTCCATTATTAAGATCCGGAGTTCCAATATCTATTCTCAAGTCTAAAGGTTCTAAGATTGAACTTGATCAATTACTTCTAGTTTTTGTTAATGGAATACTTCAAATTCCAGGATCATCTTATATTTTTAATGGTGGAACTCAAATAACATTTACGGAACCTTTAAAGATTGGTGACACACTTAAAATTAATTTTTACAAAGGAAGTGGAGATAACCTGGATATCATTGATAGAGAAGTTATTGAAACAATAAAGTATGGAGATTCCGTTGAGTTAAATTATGATCCAGATAAAAATCAACAATCATATTTACAAGAGAATCCTAGAACAATAAGCACAATTACAAGTGTTAATTCATCTAAAACTCTTCCATATTTTGGACCAGGAACAACTAGAGATACTACTTTAGAAAGACCTATTACTTGGTGTAGACAAACTGAAGATAAAATTATCAATGGACAAGAAGTTGGTAAAGATAGAGAAATCTATGAACCAGTTATTAATCCAACAGCAAATATTATTAATAGTGTTGGTATTGGATCAACCATAATATATGTTGATAGACTAAGACCTCTATTTGATCTCAATAATGAAAATGCTGATTCTAATGCCAGAGAAACATATAGAAGGCAGATTACATTAATGTCCTCTGAGACTACTGTAGGTGCTTCTGCAACTGCTATTGTATCCACTGCGGGTACGATTGCTTCAATTGCTATAAACAACGGTGGAGTTGGTTATTCGACGGCACCAGACGTTAGTATTGGTATAGGGTCTACCACAGCAACAGCAACATCAACAATCACCAATGGAGTTGTTACTGGAGTTACTATTATCAATCCTGGCGGGGGATACTCTCAAACTAACCCACCATTAGTTCTTATTGGTCCACCAGTAAAACAAACTGAAACAAATGATGTATTAAATTCTCAATATTCTGGTGATTCTGGTGTAGTTGTTGGACTTGGAACAACATCTGTAGGTGTTGGATCAACGGGAATGATATTCCATCTTCACATTCCATTTACTTCCGAAATGAGAAATACTGATTTAGTAGGAACTGCAGTAACTTTAAGTGGAATATCCACTGGAGATTACTTTATCGTAAGAAATTCCAATTTAGGAGTAGCCACTACAAGTATAACTTCTCTTGGGACAGATAATTCCACAATAATTGGAATTGGATCTGAATTTATTGATAATGTATATGTTGTCAACTCTTCAGAATTAATAACTCAAAATATTTCTGGAATCAGTACAACAGTTGTTAAAGTAACTGTAAATACTAATATCAATCCTAATGGAATTTCTGGATTATCAACCGCTGAATTCCTTGGTGAATATTCTTGGGGTAAGGTTATCTTAACTGGAAGAACTAAACAACTTTCTTATCCAGCAAATACTTTATCTGGAATTGGAACAAATGAATTAACAGGAATATCAACCTCTTCTAAACTTTATAGAACCAAGTATATAAGGTTTAAAAAATTCACATGATTATCTGTAATAAATAATAAAAAAGTCTGTCAAAATGGCTGCCATTATAACTGATCAAGTTAGAATATTAAACGCAAAGAATTTTGTTGCAGGAATTGCAAATCAAAGTAATTCCTATTATTCTTTTGTTGGTCTTCCAAATCCAACTGATTATTCTTCCACCTGGAATGATTCTCCACCTGCACCAAAAGATAATTTTGATCAGGAGAATGATTATTGGGATTCAATGATTGCTCTTAAGAGAATCAATTCTACCGATGTTAGGCAGGTTGTTCCTAAAAGAACTTGGTCTTCAGGAACTACTTATGACATGTATCGACATGACTATAGTAGAATTAATATTGCATCTGTTTCTGGATCAACTAATTTATATAACTCAAATTTTTATGTTTTAAATAGTGATTATAGAGTTTATATTTGTCTCCAAAATGGAACTAATCCAGAAAATACACTTGGTAGACCCTCTTTAGATGAGCCAACATTTGTTGATTTAGAACCAAAATCAGCTGGAACCAGTGGTGACGGATATATTTGGAAATATCTATACACTATTAAACCAGCAGACATTGTTAAATTTGACTCCACACAATTTTTACCTGTTCCTAACAATTGGAGCACTAGTAACGATACTTCTTTAGTTAGAGAAAATGCTGTAGATGGATCTATCAAAATTGCAACAATAAAAAATCGTGGAGTTGGATTAGGAACAGCAAACAGCACATATACTAGAGTTCCTATTCAAGGGGATGGATCTGGTGCAGAATGCACTATTACTATTGATGGTGATTCAAAAGTTGATACTATTAATATATCTTCTCAGGGTTCTGGGTATACTTTTGGAACAGTTGATTTTGAAGCTGGTGGAGTTCCAGTTGGAACAACAAGACCAAATTTTGATGTTATCATAACTCCTCAAGGTGGTCATGGTGCAGACATTTATAGAGAACTTGGTGCATATAGTGTATTGTTATATTCTAGAATTGAGAATGATAATGAAAATCCAGACTTTATAACGGGCAACCAATTTTCAAGAATTGGTATTATAGAAAATCCAAATTCTCCAGCAGGAGGATCTTTCTTAACTATTGACAAAGCAAGTGCAGTAACTGCATTAAAACTTACTGGAGTTGGTTACAGTGCAGCAACTTTCACCGCAGATTCTTTTGTTACACAAACAGTGGGTACTGGACAGACTGCTGTAGGAAAAGTTGTTACTTATGACTCAAATACGGGAGTTTTAAAACTGTGGCAGGATCGATCTGTTGCGGGATTTACAACAGCAGGAATTGGTCAAACAAATCCAACATATGGATATGAGTTGAGAGAATTTACAGGAACTCCATCTGGAGATGGAACTCTTACAATTACCCCAAGTACAGGACTACAATTAAGTATTGACAGTTCTTTTAGTGATAACAAAACCACGATAAATAATCGTATATATTATCTTGGAATGGATTTTAGTAGCGGTGTTGCTTCTCCAGAGGTAAAACAGCATTCTGGAAATATTATATACGTAGATAATAGACCATCTATAACAAGATCGTCAAATCAAAAAGAAGACATAAAAGTTATCTTGCAGTTCTAAAGAATTATGCCACAACAAACGAACCTCAACGTAGCTCCCTACTTTGATGATTTTGATCCCACAAATGATTACCAAAAAGTACTTTTTAAGCCTGGATATCCTGTTCAGGCAAGAGAACTAAGTACTTTACAGTCAATTCTACAGAATCAAGTAGAAAAATTTGGACAACACTTTTTTAAAGAAGGTGCAAAAGTAATTCCCGGTAATATTGGATATTCTCAATTATATTACGCGGTTCAATTAGCAAATAATTTTCAAGGTGTTCCTGTTGAGGCATATGTAGATCAATTAGTTGGAACAAAAATTACTGGTCAAACTTCTGGAGTGACTGCAGTTGTTGATAGTATTTTATCATCTGAAGATTCTGAAAGAGGTTCTGTAACTCTTTATGTTTCATATTCCGGATCGTCTAGATTAGATAATACTACTCAAACTTTTTCTGATGGAGAGTCTTTGACATGTAATCAGATTATTAGTTCTGGATTACTTGGAAATTCTACTATTGCTTCTGGAACACCTTTTGCAAATACATTATCCAATGATGCAACTGCAACTGGATCAGCATTTCAAATTGAAGAAGGAGTATATTTTATACGTGGATACTTTGTAAATGTAAATAAAGAAACTTTAATACTGGACCAATATACAAATAAACCTAGTTATAGAGTAGGTCTATTTGTATCTGAAGAGATTGTAAACGCAAACACAGATGAATCTCTTAATGACAATTCTCAAGGATTTAATAATTATGGAGCTCCTGGAGCAGATAGACTACAAATTTCAGTAAGTCTATTTAAAAAATCTATTGATGATTTCAATGATGATAATTTTGTAGAATTAGCAACGATTGAAAATGGAAATTTAAAAACCTCAGCAAGTAGAAAAGGTAGTGCTTTAAGAGGAAATGGTGCAGTCTTCCATGATGATTTAACTGATGTTCTAGCGAGAAGAACTTTTGATGAGAGTGGTCATTACATTGTAAGACCATTTAATGTTTCTATTGTAAATTCATTAAACAATAATTTAGGAAATCAGGGTTTATACGAGGCTGGTCAGTTTACTGCGGGAGGAACTGCTGCTAATGCAGACTTAGCTTTATGTAGAATTTCTCCAGGAAAAGCATATGTGAAAGGATATGAAATTGAAACAATTAGCAATACTATTATTGATATACCAAAACCAAGAACTACTAGAACTATAGAAGATCAATTTTTAAATTATAATACAGGACCAACTCTAAAATTAAATAGTGTTTATAGATCTCCAACTGTAGGGGTAGGAAATACTTTCATATTGAGTTTGAGAAATGAAAGAGTTGGTTTAAATTCAGAAACAGCACCGGGAAAAGAAATTGGTTTTGCTAGAGTATTTGACTTTAGATTAGAATCCGGGTCTTATAATTCAGCATTACCCGATGATAATGAGTGGGGAATGTCAATGTATGACATACAACCATTTACAGAAATTGAAGTTAATCAATCTTTAAGTCTAACAATCCCATCATATGTTGAAGGTAGTAATAGTGGAGCTACTGCATTCTTAAGAAGTCCTGTTGTGGGAACAGCTTTGACAGTTTATGATAAAAAGGGAGAATTTATCAAAAATGAAACTTTAGTTTTTAGAAGTGGAATTTCTACTCAATCAACTACGATTAATAGAATAGCAAAGACTATAACATCATATGGTATTTCAAACGTAAAATCAGTATATTCAAATACCGGTATTGCAGCTGATCCAGACAATCAGGAAAATATAGTTGGAATTAATACTTTTAGTGCAAACGTAGTGCAGACACCCTCTGCTACTATAGGTGTTGCATCAGTTACAAAATTTGATAGTAATGGAATTAGTACTATAACCAGTTCTAATAAACTATTTCCTGGAGATATAAAAGTAAATAGTTTATTACAATATTCCGATGTTTCTATATCGGATGATCCAATTACTGCTAAAGTAGTATCTGTAACTCCATCTAGTGTCACAGTAACGGGAGTTACTACTGTAACTGGAGTTGTAAACGGAAAACTTCCATCATCTAATTTTATAACATCAGACTTAGAACTACTTACAACTGAATTGGATTCTTCTTCTGATAATACATTATTTACAGAACTACCAAAAGAAAATATTGCTACGGTCAATTTAACTGATGCTGAAATAAGTATAAGAAAAACTTTTACTGTTACTATTGCGAATAATCAATTAGATTCTACAAGTCTCACAACCGTAACTCTACCGGAGGGTGAAACTTATTTGCCATATTCCGATGAGAGATATACTCTTATTAGATCAGATGGAGTGACAGAATCCCTTTCTTTGGATAAATTCCAATTCTCAACTAATCTTAGAGAAGTTCAAATTAGAAATTTAGGATCTAATAATGAAGACGCGCAACTTATTGTTACGGTCAAAAAATCAAAAGTAAAATCTAAGAAAAAAATTAAAAATAGAGTTAAATCTTTAGTAGTTGATAAATCTATAAATCCAGCATCTGGAATTGGATCAACGACTCTTAACGATGGATTATCTTATGGTGATTATGCATTTGGTACTAGAGTTCAAGATAACATAATTTCTCTGAATACTCCAGATATTATTGAAATTCATGGAATATATGAAACATCAGATGTGACTTTAACTGATGCCAACTTTGGATCTCCTGAGATGACTTTAGCTCAACTCAATGGACCAACTGCTAGTACCGGTGATATGATCATTGGTGAATTGTTAGTTGGTCAAACAAGTGGAGCAGTCGCAGTATTTGGTGAGGTTAAAAATTCTAGTGATTTAAGATATCTTCCCAAAAACAATTTTAAATTTATTGAAGGGGAAGTTGTAGTCTTTCAAGAATCTCTAGTAGAGGGAATAATTGGTGCTTTAAATACAACATCATTTAATATTGCATCAAATTACACCTTTTCTTCTGGTCAAAGAAGCACATCTTATAATCATGGATCTTTGACAAGAAAAACTGATTCAAATTCCCCAAAAAACAAGATAAAAATTTACTATAAGAATGCATCTTTTGATTCTTCTGATGATGGAGACATCGTTACTGTAGAATCATACAATGACTTTAACTATTCAACTGAAGTTAAAGCATATAATGGGGTATTGAATACTGATATTATAGATCTGAGACCAAGAGTTAGTGATTATATTACAGCAACATCTACCAGATCTCCTTTAGAGTTTCTTGGTAGATCATTTAATGGTTTAGGAAATTCTGTTCCTAATATTCTAGCATCCAATGAAACTATTTTCTTGGATTATTCATATTATCAAGGAAGAATTGACAGACTTTTCTTACATAAAGATGGAAAGTTCCAATTAAAATTTGGAGTTCCTTCAGATGATCCAACAAGATCTAAACCAGAATCAATTGATAATGCTATTGAAATTGCAGAAATGCGCTATCCCCCTTATCTCCACAATACGCAGCAGGCATCTATAAAGTTCCTGAAGTATAAGAGATTCCAAATGAGGGATATCAAGCGATTGGAAGATCGTATAAAAAAATTGGAGTATTACACTCAACTTTCTTTACTTGAAAGTAATACGGCAAATCAGTTTATTAGTGATGCCAATGGTCTCAATAGATTTAAATCTGGATTTTTTGTCGATAATTTCACATCTTTCAAAACTCAAGATTTAAGAATTGGTAAACGTAATAGTATTGATCAAACAGGTCAAATACTTAGACCAAAACACATTACAAATTCAGTTACTTTACAAACTGGACCAGTTGTTGATGTTGATTCAACTGAAGATCAAAGAACTTCTGCAATAGAAGGTGTCAATATTAGAAAACAGAATGATATTGTCAGTTTGGAATATAGTGAACTTGAGTGGATAAACCAACCTTTTGCAACTAGAACTGAAAGTGTAACTCCTTTCCTTATTAGTTTCTGGCAGGGAACAATATCATTAACACCATCTTCTGATAACTGGGTTACTCCAAACGAAATAAAAGCCAAAACAATCGATACTATTGGGAACTACACTCAGGTTATGTCTGAGGCAGAAGAGAAGTTTGGAGTTGATCCAGAAACTGGTTTTGCTTCAGAACTATGGAATTCTTGGGAAAATAACTGGTCTGGAACTACCTCACAAACAGAAAATACAGTAACTGGTACATCAGCAAGTGACCGTACTTTTGGACGTGGTGGGTGGATTAATGGTGGTAGCGGTGGACCTGCTGCATGGGTGAGACAGACTTCCTCTCAAACAATTGAGCAAGATGTTGTCGAAACAATTGAAAGCGGAACACAGTCAAGAACTGGAACACAGTATCAGGTTATTGAAACATTTGAGGAAGTAAATCTTGGACCAAAAGTCTTAAGCACGGAGATTATTTCTACTGTTAGATCTAGAAATGTTGAGTTTTCTTCTGCTAATCTAAAACCAAGCACACAGATCTATGCCTTCTTTGATGGAAAAGATGTTACAAAGTTTTGTGTTCCAAAAATAATTGAGATTACTATGAAATCTGGAACATTCCAGGTTGGAGAATCTGTAGAGGGTAGAGTACTTACTGTTGGATTAAGTGAGGAAGGAAAAAATACTGACCCACAAATTGATTTTAGAGTAGCACAATCAAATCATAGAAAAGGTGATTATGATTCACCAACCGAAGTTTATCCAGATAATCCTTATGTAAGTGGTGGTGTAATTCCAGAATTGTATTCGTCAACTTCTACAATTTTAAATGTAGATACTTACTCCCTTTCAAATCAACCACAAGGAGAGTTCTTTGGTCATATTCAAACTGGGATGATTCTAAGTGGAAAAACTAGTGGTGCAGAAGCAGAGGTAACTAATGTCAGATTAATTAGTGATACATCTTCTGCTTTAATTGGAAGTTTGTTTATTCCAGATCCTAATAATGGAGACAATCCTAAATTTGATACTGGAACTAATGTGTTTACATTGACAAATGATCCGGATAATGATCAAAATGCTGCAACAACAATTGGTGAGCAAGCATATCCAACCTCAGGTATTATAGAAACAGTTCAGGATCAAATTTTATCAATTAGAAATGCAAGCATTGAAAATAAACAACTGTTTGCTGAGGAACCTATTAATAGAACTTTAGATACTGAGGTTGTTGCGACAAGAAATATTGGTCAACCAACTACATCTGAAACTATCGTCGGATGGTATGATCCTCTAGCACAATCTTTCTTAGTTGACCCACTGAAAGACCCTGATGGAATATTTGTAACAAAATGCGATGTGTTCTTCCGCACAAAAGATGATGATGACACCCCAGTTAGATTTCAGATTAGATCAATGGAGAATGGTTTCCCAACTCCTAAGTATTTTGATCTATCAGAAGTTGTATTAACCCCAGATAATGTTAACATATCAACAGATGGATCTGTTGCAACTACATTTGAGTTTGCTGCTCCGGTTTATCTTGAAAGTGGAAAAGAATATGCAATTTGTTTGATATCAAACTCAACGAAATATAGTGTTTATATTTCCAGAATTGGTGAAAATGATATTCTTACCGATTCATACATCTCCAACCAACCAACTCTTGGATCTTTGTTTAAATCCCAAAATGCTTCTACATGGGAAGCAAGTCAATGGGAGGATCTCAAGTTCACTCTCTACAGAGCAGACTTTGTAGAATCTGGAACTGTTGATTTGTACAGTCCAGAACTTTCAGAAGGCAATAAGCAAATTGCTCAGTTGATGGAAAATCCATTGAATATCTCTTCCAAAGAAATTCGTGTAGGACTTGGAACAACATTAGCAGATAATCGTTATGTTATGGGCAATACTTTCTCTCAGGTCAGTAATGTTACTGCAACTGGAGATCTTGTTGGAGTTGCTGCAAGTGCAACGGGATCTATGACGATTACAAATCCTGGAATAGGATATACTCCTGCAGATGGATCAACAACTTTCCCCAATGTCAATCTAGTCACAATTTCTGGATCAGGATCTGGTGCAGTTGCTAATGTCTCTATTGAAAATGGTGTTGCTATAGCAGCGACAATTAGTGGAAATGGCGGGGTTGGTTATCAGGTTGGTGATGTAGTTTCAATTAATGCTATCGGTGCTGCTAGTGTTGGGAGAAATGCTAGATTTACTTTGACATCTATAGGTCAAACCTCGCAATTGATACTTAATAATGTTCAGGGAGATTTTGTAACTGGTGCTGCAGGAACATTAACCTTCTTTGATAGTAGCAATACCCTTAGGGAATTGAATAGTGGAACATTTAACGGAACTGCTTTTAGTGGAGACGTTACTATTAACGCATCGACGACAGTATCTGATGGGTTGCATGTTAAAGTTAATCATGTAAATCATGGAATGAATTTTGATGACAACTTCGTTAGAATTGTAGGAATCCTTCCAGATATTAAACCTACAAAACTGACGGCAGAATATTCCAAATCTTCCACAGATCCCATTTCAGTATCAAACGGAACTGGAGATAAATTCAGCACGTTTGAAAATGTTTCTGTAGGTTCAACCAACACTGGATTGATTTTAATTGGAGATGAAGTTATAGAATATACTTCTACAACAGCATCATCAATTGGAGGTAATATTTCGAGAGGAACAACTCCCAAAACTTATCCAATTAATACTCCTGTTTACAAATATGAATTGGGTGGAGTAAGTCTTGCAAGAATTAATAAAACACATGATTTAAATGATGTAACTATTGCAAATCCAATAAATCTGGATTCATATCATATCAAACTTGATATGTCACAGAAGTATGGAGAAGCAGGTCAATCTTCAAATGCGGATAGATCATCTTCAGCATCAGGATTTCCAAAATTATTCATAGGTGCGTCTGATTCTACAGGTGGAGATAATGTAAAAGCCACTAAAAATATTCCTTTCGAAGTTATTAAACCATCTATTCACAATATTGCCGTTGAAGGAACCTCAATTAGTGGTCAGATAAGAACTACTACATCACAAAGTATTAGTGGTAATGAAATTCCTTATATTAATGTCGGATTTGAAGATGTCACCTTGAATGAAAATAATTATCTTGATTCTCCAAGAGCAATTTTCTCAAAAGTAAATGAAGATCGCAAATTAAGTTCTATTGAAGGTAATAAGTCTTTCCAAATGAGACTTTTCCTTGGTACAACAAATTCAAAATTAAGTCCACAAATTGAACTTCAAAGATGCAGCATCTATGCAGTATCCAATAGAGTTAATAGTGAAATTTTAAATTATGCTGAGGATTCTAGAGTAAATACGATTTTTGACGATCCAAGTGCTTGTCAATATATTTCCAAAGAAATATTATTAGAAAATCCCGCATCTTCTTTACAAATAACAACTGATGCACAACTCCCATCGGAGTGTGATATTAGAGCATTCTATTCCATCAGTGGAAATCCCGGATTTGAACCAGTATTTACACCATTCCCAGGATATCTCAATATAAATTCTAGAGGTCTAATAATCAATGAAGAAGATAATGACGGAAGGACTGATGTCTTAGTACCAAGTTCTAATAAGAGAGGATTTGGTGTATCAGATACGATTTTTAGAGAGCATAAGTTCTCTGTAGACAATCTACCTTCCTTTAGAGCATATAGAATAAAACTTGTGATGACATCAACAAATCAAACACTTGCACCACAACTCAAAAATCTGAGAGTTATTGCTCTTGCATAATATGGAAATTTATACTGTAAAAGGTCATAAGGATCTCGCGAGAGATCCCGAAACTAATACTGTAATTAATGTAAATAATGCATCTTATGATCAGTACATTGCTAGTCGTGAGGTTAAAAATGAGAATAATCAAAAGATGCAAACAATCGAAGATGAAGTTGCTACCATTAAAGATGATATCAAAGATATCAAGTCATTACTTAAGGAGTTATTAAATGGATCCAGATAGCATTGAACTAAGCAATCTGTCAAAACAATTTGCTTACACTAAATTGGCATCACAGATAGATAGTTGTGATGATAGTGATGAACTAAAGAATATTGCAAAATCTTTTTGCAAATTATACTATAAACAGCAAGAAACCATGAAACTAATAGGAATTACAAATGCCGAGTAGAAGTATTACATTTAATCCTGATACTGGAGTACCTTATGGTGCAAATTTAACCATTTACGGTGGTTCCAATTTTAATAATACTTTCAATGTTACCGATAATGCAAATAATAATTTTAATTTAACAGGTTATAGTGGTTCTGCTGCTATATCAAAGAGTGTATCTATTGGTGCAACTTTAGGCATTACAACAGCATTTACAGTTGGAATTACAAGTGCTATTGGTGGTAAGTTGGAAATATCCTTAGGGTCAACTGCAACTAGAAATCTGGCGGAAGGAAGATATGTATATGATGTTTTAATTAGTAGTGGATCTACAACTTATACTTTGGTGAATGGTAACATAATGGTAGTCCCAGTAGTATCTGCAGCACCATAAATACATTTAGGAAACTAGAGAATAAATGGCTCAACCAGCAAGTAGAACAGATCTAGTTAATTACTG